CTTAATAATTCTTCGTAGATTTCACGAGATTTTGCTACTACGATATTGTGAAAAATCTCTTTTGCTGTTTCTTGATCTTCATTGATCAAAGCTTCAAGCATTGCTTCAAATTGAGCGCGATCAGTCATGTTCATATTCTCCTGTGATGGTTATACAAGGCTGTAGTATATTTACATTTTTGCTGTAAAAATGCGTAGATATACCTGTAAAACGATCAGTTTTAAGGTATTTTTGCCTTATTTAGGTGCTGCTGGAGGCGCCGCATACATTGAATGTATAAATTCTAATTCACTTTCTTGTTCAAGAATGTGCGCCTCAGTGCTTTTTCTTATTTCATTTATTTGTTTAAGTGTTAATCTAGTCTTCCTAGTATCCGTAGAATAAATTTGAGATTGGTCGTTCTTAGGCTCATAGCGCAAGTCATTTGCCATGTGCCTAGTATTAGGATCAATATAAAATAATTCTCTTAAAATCATAACACTATTTATACAGGACCTGCTGGCCCGGCGGGTGGCGGAGCAGCTCCTCCAACTGGACTAGCAGCTCCAGGTTCGGTACCAGGTTCTCCTGCAAGATCTTGGGGAGCGGATAAGTCACTAACTGCACCTAAATCACCCTCAATACCGCTGGCGCTTAAACCTGCTGAACGCAATTCTCCGGCAGCATCAGTGCTTGTAGGTTGTCCCTTGCCATTTTCTTCTGCCCATAAACGTTCGTTTTCTGCTATTTCTTCTTCTGTTAAATTTAAAAAACGTTTAAGAGCAAATCGTTTACTCATAAACGGTACTTGTTGAATAGTGTTAAATGTGTTAATGCGTTCAGCATCTATAGTTGCTTGTCGGCTTGATGCAAAGTTTAGAGGCGGATTAAAACTTAATTCAAATAAATTATTGTCAATATTTAAACCTCTAGTGTTAAGATATAGTTTAAATTCCTCATCAAATACACTAGTAATTAGGCTTTGTAATCGTTCGCAATACTTGTTAAAACGCAATTCTTGTATGTAAGCAGTACCTACACGCCCGTCATTAAAAGTAGCTTGGCTATCTTCTTGACCTGTTGGCAAATAACTACTAGGTATTCGTAACCCGCGAAATAACTTGTTAGTAAAATAGCGTAGATCGTCAATTTCGCCAATATTCTTACCGCCTTCTAGCATTGTGACGTCTGATCCTTTGCCGTCTGCTGTTTTAGGGAAGAAATAATCTTCATTAATGCTTAGAGGGTTGTATGCAGAGTCTATGACATTCTGTCCGCCTCCTGTTTGTGACGGAATACGACGTTGATGAATCTCATTCTTAACACGTTCTACAAAGGCCATAGCCATGTGACTTGGCATATTACCTACGTCAATATGGAATACTCTGCGCTCTGGAGCACGTTGTATACGATAGATTAAGATAGCATCTTCAAGCAATTCTTTCTGCTTGTATACTTTAAACACATTTTCTAATAAGCTGTTGCCAAAAGGAAAGTTATTGTCTAAGCCTTCTGATAGGCTAAGGTGAATAATATGCTCAGATTCTATTGCACTTTCTTTCTGATTTAAACCAAATCTTGAACCGCTAGAAGATCCGTAGCCGCCTGACGTTCCTTTTGCTGATGCCCCTTGTGCCATATATCCAGTTGCAGGTGTAATTCCGCCGCCACTTTGTCTAGGATTAATATTTGGTGTTATTTGAGTTGCAACTAGACTTTCAAAATTAGGTGCTAGATCTTTAATAACATACTGTTCAGGTTTTTTACCTTCACTTTCATTTACAATAATTTTTACAACTTGACTAGGGTCAATATAATTCCATTTGTAATTTTCTGGATCACGAATAAAGAACGCATCGCCATACTTAAATGTGTTGCGAACTATACGGAAAATTCTTGTATCAAACTTTTGTAATCTGTTCCATTGATTTAGATATTCACCTAATATTTTTACTTCAGCGTTAGTAGCTTTACTACGCCATTTTAAATTAAACGGGCTTTTTCCATCTTTAATTTTTTGGGTGGTAAATTCAGCTAAAATATCCAGGGCCGCATTAACTTCTGGATCACTGTCCATTACCTCGTACTGCATGTAGCGGTCAATTCTGTTAGGACTACCAGTATACACATCAGGCAAATAACTTGAATAGTTTGTTTTTGCAGGGCCAGCCTTATTATTAGAATTTGAACCACTAATTGGGCTTAAATTCCCGCCGTTCACTTCAACTGGTGTAAAATATTTTTTCCAAGTCATTTATAATTCCTTACAGAGGCAACAATCTATTAGCGTTGCCTGTTTTTCGAGCAATCTTCTCAGATACTTGAATACCTTCTTTGCTAGTAGATACAAGTTCTCCTACCATCTTATTTAATGCATGTATAGCGTCGAGTAGATCTTTTGTAGTAGCATCTTCAACTCTTCCACCTGCAGGCATTGGTGTAGGAGCAGTAGCAGACGGCATGGGTGGAATTTGAGGTAATTGAATCTTTTTCATCTGTTCGCCCATGGCATTTAATTGAGCAGACATATCAAATGAAGGCATCTTCATATTTTCCATACTAGAAACCATATCTCCCATCATAGGTGACATTTTCTTTTGCATATCATTAACAAATTCGCCTATCTTAGCTTGCGGAACAACAGCTTCTTTGCCGTGTAACATACTCAATCCGCCTGCGCCAAAATCACCGCCAAACCAATCACCAAATACGTCCTTTGTTCCAGCGGCAAAGGACCCGCCACCTTTGCCAAGGTTTACGTTGTTAGCGTTGATATTGACCTGAGGTGTGGTTACACCTAATGCACTTGCTGGATTTGTATCTTTTGCTTTAGGTATGTCTTTTATGCCAAATTTTTCCTTAAGTCCTGTTTGAGCATTTTCTAATGATTTGTAAATAACTCCTGCATTTTTTTCCGCATCAGCCATCTTAGATATATTCAGCCCAGCTATAGAATCATTAAGTTTTTTAAATCTACCATCTGTGCCGTCTACCGTTTCAATTAACTTTGGAAAACCAACAGAGCTTATTTGTGCGGCAGTATCTTTTAAAGCCATATTAACAGTGTTTACTGTTTCTGCTGCTTGAGCACCAGGTGCAGTAACTGGTTTTCCAAATTCATCTCGCCCCATTCTTGCATTTGCTGATTCTTCTCTTGATTTCTTTAAAAGCGTTGCAGTATCAACTGGCCCACCTTTAGCTGCTTCTTCTCTACGTTTAGCTTCAAGGGCAGTAGCTTCGACGTTTTCTTTCATCATTTGACGAGCAGCGTCTGCTTGCGGACCAACACCGTATTGCACTAGATCTAAGAATGCTTGCGACCTCATATAATCAGTAGCTGCCGCTTTGGCTTTTAACATTGCGGCATCTGCTTCCGCTTTTTGTGCAGGATCTTTTGCGTTCTTTTGCATTAAAATTGCTTTTTCTAAATCAACACCTGCTGGACCTAGAGCTGCCATTTTAGCTGCACCTTCTTTTGTTCTTACTCCGCCTGTAAAAATTTCATCTGCTAGATCTCCAACTCCTTTACCAAGTCCCTGCATACTTGCTTGTATATCTTTATACTTGAGCATGCCGTCGGCGCCCATACGCATAACTGCCGCTTGAACTACTACATTTTCTCCTCTGGTTTTTATTTCTTCTAATTGTGCTTCTCTACTTTTACCAGTTAATCTAGTAGTACTGTCAAGTTGATCAGCAAACATAATAGTGGCATTTAAAGCATCTCTCATGCCATTTGCATTTGCCAAGTTTAAATTACGCTGATTAGCCATATTAGCTAATCCAAATTCTGCAATTTCTCTTTCGCTATAGCCCCTTTTCCTCATGTCTTGACCAATAGGGCTTTCTATAAATTCCTTTTGGAATGTTAGAAATGCAGCTTGGCTTTTATTAACATTGCCGCCTAGACCATTAAGTGCTGTTGAATTTTTTGCAACTATTTGATTGTATTCTTCTTGCGTGAGCCTAGCACCTTTAACTAAATTGTCGTATTCAACTAAGTTATTATTAAAATTAGCACCGTATTTTGCCGATTGGTTTAAGTTATCGTTAGTACTAATAATTGCTTGCCCGCCCATTTTAAAGGCGTCTGTTACACCGCTAAGTGCTGTTCCTAGTATGGGAATAGATTTAACAGTATCAGACATGGCATTTAAAGCCGTTCCTGCATTAGTAGATCCCTGCCATAATCCAAACACAGCCCCTGAAGCTCCAGATATAGCCGTGTTAAAGGCACTTACTCCTGGTATCATGTTAGCAAAACTAAAACCACTGCCGCTGCCACTGGTGGATCCTCCAGCAGGAGCTGGCCCTTTAGCATTTTGGCTTAACACAGCCCTTAACATGTTGTTATTTTCTTCTAAGAGGTCTTCTACCGATCTAGGCATAAAATTTTTCCTAAAAAATGCGCATATAAATATGGTATCTATTATTTATCGGAGTTAGCATGGCGGGAAATCCATTACAACAATACTTTAGACAACCTAAAATCTATATTAAACTACCTACTAGCGGCATTTACAGTCCGCCAGGAACTATTCAAGGTGACATAAACAGTTTACCTGTCTTTGGAATGAGTGGTATGGACGAAATTATTATGAAAACTCCTGATGCATTATTATCCGGAGAAAGCGTGGTAAAAATCATACAAAGTTGCTGTCCATCTATTACTAATGCATGGGCACTAAGTGCATTAGATACTGAGATGATATTAACTGCGATAAGAATAGCCACATACGGAAATAAATCTAATGTTGACCATACCTGTCCCACATGCAACACCGAAAACAGTTATGACATTGATTTAGGGTTTATAATTGAACACTTTGCCAAAGCTGAATATCAAAATAGTGTAGTGTTAAAAGATTTTGCAATAAAAACACAACCTTTAAGCTATAAACATAATACAGAATTTGGTTTGCGTAATTTTAAAGTGCAACAACAATTAAGACAAGTAAGTGATTTAGAAGATGAAGAGAAACAAAAAGAAATTGTTGCTCAGTTGTTTGAAGATCTAGCTAAAATTCAAGTTGATATTTTTACAGAAATGATAGAGTCTATTGAATTTAATAATACAGTGGTAAATCAAAAACCATACATTAAAGAATGGTTAGAAAACTGTGATAAAGATGTCTATGATCGATTAAAAGAACAAATTACACAAAATAAACTAGTTTGGGAAGTGCCAGTTGTTAAGGTAAAATGCGAAGAATGCAACAGTGAGAATTCGATTAAGATGGATATGGATTATGCTAATTTTTTCGCCAACGCCTAATTAGAATGACCCCTGAGGAAATCTCAGATTATCTAATTGGGCTTGAAGAAGAAATATCCAACTTTAAAAAAGATCTAGCACAGTTAAGCTGGTACATGCGAGGCGGTGTAACTTATGAACAACTATTACATATCTACAGCTATGATGATAGAGAAGCTATGTATAAAGTTATCAAAGATAATATTGAATTAACAAAAAATTCAGGAATGCCGTTGGTCTAATTATTTGTTGTAGTACTTGCTAGTATCTACAGGAACACGTATTAATTGATTGTCAGCATTGTACTTGTACCCTGGCGGAAGATAAAAATTGGGATCTTGAGACCACTTAGTTTGTGTTTGTGGTGTTAATCCTTTTGCCTTCATCTCCTCAGGACTTAAAGGTGTATATGGCTCACCTTCTCCAGATTTATCATCTTCTTTACCTGTAACAACATCTACCATCATTTCGGTTGCTTTGGTTATTACATTCATAATGTTTTGAAACCAACCACCCATCTGATTAAACAATTCAACACGATTTGCCACAGAAGTAACATCCATTAATTCAGTTAATCCACCTAGTGTGGTTGTAGCTAACCACATTCTACCTGCATCTGTTCCTAACCAAGCCGCAAAAGCTGCTTTTGCAGCAGGTTTAGTAATTTTATCAATTATAGCTACAACTGCGTTGTAAGGTTTAGTTGGTAAAACTTTGCTTAAAAATTTAACAATACCACCTGCGCTATTGACAATTTTTCCGCCTACAAACAAGGACGCCATTTCTGTTAAGAGTATACCTAATTCAATTCTCTTGTGTTCTTCTAATTGTTCTTTAGATAAGCCCTTCTTGCCCCACTCTTCCATTTTCTTGAAATAATTATAAATTGGTGTAGAAATGGCCAAACCATTGATTAATGTAGGTAACCAATTTGGTATCCTTTCGCCAAGCGGTAAGAGCATTTTATCATAATCAGCTAGTAGCTTTGCTGAAGCCCTAGCTTCTGTTTCTGCGGCTCTAATAGCATCATCTGCAACACCTGCATCTTTGGCTATTTTTCTTCCTGATTTTATTACTTCTTCGATATCCTTAGAAGTAGTTCTAGCAGCCGCTACCCAAGCTTCTGCTAGCTCTGAAGAAGTTTTTGATCCTACTTTAACTTCGGCACTAATTGCACGTAGTACATCAGCTAGAATTCCGCTACCCTTAGACGCAGCCCTAACAACCAACATCCAAGTAGATTCTTCATTTAGAATACGCGATTCTGATATTATTTCATAAACTTTCATAGTTAATATTTATCGATGATGAACTACGTTCATCAGTTCTTCGCTACCGCTCGAACTTTTCTTCTATTGTTAATCGTTGCAAGTGCGAAGCACTTTAAATATTATCCAGATTGTTCAGTCACACTTAGCCCAGATTGGGCAAAGAACATTATCCGAGTTGAACATGTCACATAGCAGTAGAGCATTACAGAGGCGGTTGTCCGGTACCTCGAGCCCAGTCTTTTTACAGCGGCGGTTTAGGTAAATCTGCTATCACTTGCCTAAACGTGCAGGTTTTCCCTGCTCATTTTGCCTTTTTGTCTATTCAAACAACCAAACAGCAAGGTCTTTGCCATCGTCATCCTAATGGGTAGTGGTTGAGCACTCTTAACGGCGAGAGATTTCCTTCCCTGCGACCCGAGGTCCAGGTTTTGGGGCACACGAAATTAGCCTGTGCCAGCTTTAACCGTTGGATTTTGCCTGTGCTTGTTCTATTAATCGCTGTCTTAGAATAGCAGATCCACCTACACGCACATTAATAATGCCATTGTAGTATTCATCTGACTCTAAAACACGCCGTTCAAATTGTTCTCTTGCCTCTAGGTATGACATTTCTGCCTTACTTTTGCAATAGTATAATATTTCTCGGGTGAATTTTTCTGGACCTTGTGCCTGGACGTCTGCGTTTAACCTATCAGAAGAACCCCAGTAGTCGCGCCAATCGCTTTCTACAGTACTTCTTCTTTTGAGCTTTTTGCCTTTGAGTGGTGGTTTTGTGCGTTTAAACTGTGCTAGTTTTTTGCCTATATATTTTTGTCCAGTTGTGAGATTGGTTATTAAGTAAACAAATCCAATATAACCTTCAGGTATTTCTTCAACTGTTTGTGTTTGATATGTCCATAGCATCTACTATGTATCGTTAGCCTGTTGCTTGGCCTGTCTCTTTTGAGCTTGCCTACGTGCTTCTTTTTCTGCCAAAATTGCTTCTTTTTCTATTGCCCATTCACGCACAGCCACACGCCGCGCTGAACAGATGCGCCTAATTTCACTTAAACTTTGCCTTAATCTTATAGCAGATGCTTTGGTGGCTTCATTCATCCACTGCTGGTTGGCCGCAAAATAGCGTCTAAATTCAGCCATCAGTTGATCGTGAAGCTCTTCATCTTGATGCATCTATAACTCTCTGCCGTAATTCGCTGGTACTAAACGAATGCCGCCTTTTATTAAAATAAAATTCCATGGGAATATCGTGTCCTGTAAATTCACGGCCTTGATATTCTTCGCCTAATATCCTAACATCAATTGGAAAAGAAAGCAACACATCTCGAAGCTCCTTTTCTGTAGCATAAACCACAATTTCGTCCACAAATTTGCAGGCCTGTAGTTGTACATAGCGTTCAAAAATACTTTGTACAGGTTTATTTTTAGTGTCAGGACGGTCAATAGTTGGATCAGTTTGTAGGCCAACTATCAAATAATCGCATTGGGCTCGTGCTTCTTTAAGCATCATAATATGCCCTGCGTGAAACAGATCAAATGTTGAACAAGTAAATCCTGTTCTCATTCAGAGATCTCCAAGTCTGTAGCATAGCTGGTAAAACCGTTTTCTTTGATCACTTTGAGTACATTGTTAACACGACCAATTAGTTCATCTTTGTGCGAAATTAAGAAAATGTTCTTCTTACGTTCTCGCGACATCTTTTTAAGAACTGCCAGTGCGCCCTCAACTCCGCTAGCATCTAAGCCGTTGTCAATCAGCTCGTCGACAAACAACAAGTTGATCTGCTGATATAAACTTTCCCATACATCACGGAATGCCCACGACAAGCCAAGAATTAGACGGTTTCGTTCCCCACGACTTAGATTATCAAAATCTAAATCTTGACCTAGCTGGGTAATTTCAACTGTTAGATCATTCTGGAATACCACTGTATGTGGCAAGCCCATCTTGTCCAAGTAATAGGTCAATCTATTATTAAGATATGCTAGGTTTTGATCTATGATCTTTTTACGAATGAAACTGTCTTTACTGGTTAATAATTTTAACAAAAATTCTTGGTGTTCTTTAAGGTCATTGAGCGTGTTCACAGAATCCCAGGAAATTTCCTGCATGGCAGTATTGAGCAATTCGTCAATCTGCTCCTGATATGGATCTGTTTCACCTGCTTTGACGGTCAACTGTGTTTCTAAACTTTTTAAATTATTTTGATGTTTTAGTGCTTCTTCTACTGTGTCATAGTAGGTGTCGGGCCTTAGGCCTAACTCGTCAATTTCTTTAATTTCTGACTGTACTTTGTAAAAGTCATTCATCAGTTTAGTAACATAGGCCTGCGCCTCATCCAAATGATGCTGAGCCGTGGTCGTCATTTCAGTATGCTTGTGATCGTGCAGTTCTTGCTCACATGCGTGGCACTGCTTATTCGCCAACTTCATAAGCTCGCCGTTGTACTTCGTAACGCTTCGCTCTGCTTGCGCTATCGCGCTTTCTAACGTAGCACGTTCTTTTTCTAGGCTTTTCAGCTTCGCTGATTTTTCTAAATACGCTTTCAGCGCGGAATGCTTTGCAAGTTCGGCATCAATATCTACATTTTCTAGCTCTACAATAGCCCTACCAATTTTTTCTAGTTCACTATCGTGTTGCGTATTCCATGCGTTTTGTCTTAGAATTAATGCATCAATACTTTGTTGTATTTTTTCATTAGATTTCTTAGCTGCCTCTATATCTGCTGTTTCTTGGAAAATAGCGTCTTTAGTTTCTTTAATTAATTCTTTTAAATTTTCAGCTTTTTCACTTAATAATGTTATTCCCAATAACTGCTCAATAATCAAACGTTGATCATTTGCCCGCATACTTAAGAAAGGTTCTGTATATGTGTTTAGAGCTACAATATGTTTGAACATATCATGACTCATATCTAACAATGCATCAATGTCTTTTTGTGTTTCTCTATTATCTCCTTGAGCATCATCGGTTTCTTGGTCCTCTTGCTCAACATCATTTACGTAAAACTGGAGTATGTTAGGTTTACGCCCTCGCTCAATACGATAGTCTATGCCGTTCTTTTCAAAACTCAGTGTAACTAACATATTCTTATTGTTAATTTTATTAATAAGATTGTCTTTTTTAATGTTAGTTAAGGCATTACCGTATAGTGCATAACTAAGTGCATTGACAATGGTAGTTTTACCTGTACCATTCCTCGAGCCCGAGTCATCTCCGCCCTGATCAAGATTTTCTCCTAATACAAGGGTTAAATTTTCTTTATCAAATTGTACAGCTTGGGTTTGATTGCCCACGCTCATAAAGTTTTTTACAGTTAATTCTTTGATTCTCATAGGCTGTTGTATATCTCCAACAGGGTGTTTTTATTATATTTGTCGCTATCAATGCTTACAATTTGACTAGATACAATTTGATCTACACTTTCAAATGCTTGTATGTCTATGTCAGTACTAATCTCAACTTGTTTTTTTTCAGTTATTAAGGTAAGCTCTCGAATTTTGTATTGGGCCATGAAGTTTTCTTTGATAAAACTTGCTTCTTCATAGGTAATATCAATATCTAATGCCACACGTAAATGTTGTTTTGGTAATATAATACTATCTGCTTCGTCAATTAATTGACTTAGTTTAACTGTGCGGAATGTAGGTTGGTCTGGCCAGCTATGATATTCTGGCTTGCCGCCCCATTCTAATATCATCATGCCACGTTCATCGTCCCATGCATCTGCATAATTGTGCGGAAAAGCATTGCCAATATAAATCATGTTTTGTTGTTGCTGACGCTTGTGAAAGTGTCCGCTAAAACCTAGTTCATAATTTTGAAAATCTTTTAATTGAATCTCGCCATGATCTGGCATTTGCACCATTGCGTTCATAAAAAAGCTAGGTAATTCAAAGTGGCCAAAGATATACTTGCCACCTTTTTTGCCTACACTTTTCCATTCATCGCCTACAAGCCACGGGCAGAGTGTAACATCTCCAATGGTAGTCGGTTCGTGGACCACAGTGATTCCGGGGATATACTTGCCAAACTCGACAGAATGGATATCCCGTTTATCTTTATAATACAAATCATGATTACCAGGGAAAAAGTAAAATGAATCAAACGCCTTACCGAGCTTTTCCAAGGCCCTAAGGCTATAGTCCATAGTAGTGATATTAAGACTATTGCGATTGTGGTGCCAATCGCCCATAAAAATTCCAACGTCACAGCCTTCCTCCTTTGCCTTTCTAATATACCAATCTACAAAATCTTCACAGTCTTGATTGTGTACCGAGCTGTTAGATTTTAACCCAAAGTGTATGTCTGTAAAACAGGCAACTTTTTTAAACAAGTTTGTCATTCATGATCCTCGTTATGGCGTTTTAATGCAGCCTCGTGTTCGCCTTGTCCAGTTCTACTGTAACTAGGATTCATACCGTTAATTTCTAAGATATCGTCACGAATATTTTGATTACGCTTCTCAATATTAATAACACGAACAAAACTATTAGTAACGGCGGCAGTAAAATACGCAAAAGGATTATCAGATTTTGATTCATCAAATTGTAGTCCTATCTGTGTTAACTGTAAAATAGCCTGACCCTTCATCTCGTCGTTGTAAGTATATCCACGAACATTGCCACGGGTAGCATATCTTTCACATAATTTAATCATCATTCGTGCTAGGTTATTAGTAATTTGCCCAGCATCTTTATCAAAATATCCCTTGGTTAAATCGCCCTTCCAGTGACTTTTTCCAACACACTCTAATTCTTCATTTTCATTAAATTTGTAATGTTGGAACGGCGGAAAGTTAACTTTGTCTCTATGGTCCGCTAGACTCTTTGGATTCTTTTTGCGTGTAT